CCGATGACATTCCCTTTTGAAAGGCGAGATAGGTAGGTGCCAGATGCGTGAAGAACCAGTGAACATCGATGCGAACGTGATCGCGGCGTACCTCGAGCGGCAGGCCAGGCCCAACATGGCGGCGTTTATCCGTGCGCTGGACTCAAGGTCACGCGATGCGTACCGCCGCGAGGAGGCGCTGAAGGACAAGATCGACGTCCTGGCGAAGAGGTTGCACCAGTACGAGCCGCCGCCGCAGCGGCAGCCTGACGTCGTGTGGACAGGAGATTGAATCGCCGAGGCACGCCATTGCCCGAGCGGCTGCATCACGGGCCGCATTGGTCGCCAAGCGGATGGGTGGCGAGTAACCGCCGCAGCTGCGGCCTGTCTCCAACAGGTGACGCAGCCGCGCCCGGCGTAACCGGGCAAATACACACGGAGGTGAATGTGGCACTCACGACAACGCAGGACGCGATGGATTCGCTGCCGCTCTTTGCTGCGGCAAGGCGAACAGATCCGCAGACGTCGCACGAGGCGGCACGCTCGGCGCGATCGTTCGCGGGCGAGCACCACCAGGCGATCCTCGAGGCGCTGGCGCACGGCCCGGCGGGAGCCAGCGGCATCGCGGCGCGGTGCGGGCTGCTGGCGCATCAGGTCAACAAGCGGATCACGGAGCTTGCCAAGGCTGGCAGGATCGTCGCCACGGGCCGCGTCGTGGAGAGCGCGAGCGGACGGGGTGAACGGGAATGGCAAATCACACCGCGACAGCCTCGCTAGAGGCGGCGGCACGGTTGGTGAAAGCAAAGGAAAGCAAGGGAGAAAAAGGATGGCAGTAACTTGCAAGATCGTGAAGGCGACGAAGGAACTGATTGAGTCGCTGATGGCGAAGGACACGCACAACCGGAACAAGGTGCGGTCGCACATCGAATACCTCAAGCGTGAGATTCGCGAGAGGAAGTGGTTCCCTACCAATCAGGGCATCGGCGTGACCGCGAGCGGATTCATCGCCGATGGCGGGCATCGCATCACGGCGATGTTCGAGGCCGAGGCGTGGAAGCACGAAGTTCACTTCCTGCTGGTCGAGGGGCTCGACGATCGCGTGCAGATGTACGTGGATCGCGGTCGCGGGCGCACGATGAGCGACGTGCTCAAGTTGTTCTACGACACGACCGTTTCCTCGGCGGTCGCCGCGTGCGTGAACGTCTTGCTTCGGGCGTACCGTGCTGCGTGGCGTATCACGAAGTTCACGCCGGATGACTTCTGCGAGATGTTTGAGACCTACAACGAGGCGATCGTGCAGGTGTCGCAGGTAGCCAATAGCTCGCGAGTCAGGGCTCCTATCCTCGCTGCGATCGCCGACCGGCTGCACGAGACCACCGACGAAAGGTGTCTTGAGTTCCTCAACCAGTTCATCACGCAAGAGATGCTGCGGAAGGGCGACCCTGCGTATCAGCTTTTCTATTACCAGCCCACGACCTCATCGAAGGGGCACGACAAGCAGAAGCAGTATTACTACGCGACCCTCTACTGCCTCGACGCCTTCCTCGACGGTCGCCGCGTTACCCGGATCATGCAGCCGAAGCTCGATCGCGAGATGGAGGTGGAGGCATGAAGAAGACGAAGGCCGAATACTGGGCACCGAAGATCCACGGCGAGTGGCGTAAGAGCATCGAGGGCATCCTTGGCGTTGGTCGCCAACTGATCGCGGCGAAAGAGTCGTGCGAGCATGGCGAGTTCCTACGGCTGTTCAAGGGGCACGAGAACGCGGTTAGTGAGCCGGTGCCGTTCGGCGTTAGCAGTGCCGACAAGTTGATGGAGATTGCCAGAAATGAGGTGATTTCAAATTCGGAATTTGTTCCGAATTTGCCGCAGTCATGGGGCACCCTCTACGAGCTCACGAAACTCGATGACGAGACGCTGATCGCCGGCATAAAGGCTGGCGAGATCACGCCCGAGACCACCAGGGCGCAGGCGGCAGCCTTGCACGCTGACCCGGTAGAGAAGCCAGAGAAGCCGCCTCACGAAGAGATGGCATCGGCGGTGAAGAACGCGGTCACGAAGTTCGTCGGGCAACTGACAACGCACGAGCAGTACCTGTACGTGCGGCGAAGGATCGAGCAGTTGCTTGAGTTTCTCGCGGAAATGGAGGCCGAGAATGGAGTCGGAAGGTCAGGGAAGACGACCGCCCGTACCCGTGCTGGTTGAGATCACACCCTCGGAAATCGAGATGTGCATCGACTTCGCACGGCAGTACGTGGAGCGATACCAGTACGCGGGTAGGCCCGGATGGAAGGGCGGCCTCGTGCGTTCGTTCAAGCTGCCGTGCGGGAAGGTATTAGGCGGCGACATCGCCGGGACAGTCTTAGGGAAGGTTGGTGAGTGTGCGATGTGCAAGTTGGCTGGCGTCTCTCTTGATGTCGCGTTTCGTTCCGGCGGTGATGGCGGTCGCGATCTGCCGCTGCCGTGCGGCAGCGTGCAAGTGAAAACGTCGCAGAGCGACTATGAGAGCCGGTACGTGCGGGTGCCCGCCGAGCGTGCGGATTGGTTCGTGTTCGCCAACTGGAGCGGGGCTGACTACCGCGTTGCAATCGACGGCTACCTGAGTCGTGCTGTTGTGTGCCGCTCACCCGAGGTCGGCAGCCTTCGCGGTAGATGGATGAACTACAGCGTCAGCACGTCGAGACTTCATCCAATCCGATCGCTCCTGCGAATTCAGCCAGTTTCGGAGGTGGTGTGATGCCTTCAATCATTCGCTACCCAGGATCAAAGGCGAAGCTCGTGCAGAACATACGGGCATCCATGCCGGAATGGATGGTCGGCTCTTTGTGGTCGCACCCGAGAGGGGCGATGTATGTCGAGCCGTTCTTCGGCTCGGGTGCGGTGGGGCTTGAACTGCTGGAGCACGTTCACGAGTCGATCAGCGTCTGGATCAACGACATTGACTACGGCATGTACGCCTTGTGGAAAGCGGTTGTCGATGACACGGCATCCCTCATTCGTCGCGTGCGCGACTTTGAGCCTGACACCGAAGCGTTCTACGAGTTCAAGCGTTCCGATGGCACCAGCACGAACAGCGTCGCCGACGATGGCTTTTACAAGCTTGCCTTGCACCGGATGAGCGTCAGCGGGTTCGGTCGCATGGCTGGCGGGCCGATCGGAGGCAAGGGGCAGGACGGCAACTACACGGTCGGCTGCCGGTGGAATCCGGCAGCAATCGAACAGGCGATCTACAACGCTCGCGAGACGCTGCGGAAGTTCAAGAACCTACGCATCACCAACATTCACTTTCGCGACATGATCGCGGAGGCAACCGACGCCTCGCTTATCTACCTCGACCCGCCGTACTACGTGAAGGGCGGTCAACTCTACGCCCACAACATGAACCACGACGAGCACGCCGAATTGGCGTCGCTCCTACGCGAGACGCCGGCTGACTGGCGGCTGTCCTATGACGACTGCCCAGAGATCCGCGACCTGTATTCGTGGGCATCGTTTGCGGAATTAGAGATCCGCTACACGAATGCTGTCACCAAGACTAAGCGGCCAAAGAATCGCGAGTTGTTGATCTCTCCCTTGGTCGAGCATGAAGGCGACTACGCTGGCATGGGTTGGGTGGGAAAGGATGGGCGACCGTAATGGCCGGTGAATGGATTCCCGTTGACTGCAACCTTGGCACGAAGCCCGAGGTGCTCGAGGTGGCCGCGGCGACTCACGAGCCTATTGAGGTCGTGGTCGGCCGGATGGTCCGCCTGTGGTCGTGGGCCTGGCACGTGACGGCAGACGGCACCATCCGGGTGCCGCTTGCCATGCTGGGGATGGTGGCAGGCGGAGACGAAGCGTACTGGCAGGCTGTTGAGCGTGCCGGCTGGCTGGTCGTCAACGGCGACACAATCACCATCCCAGGCTGGGAGGAAAGGTTCGGAAATGCCGCAAAAAGGCGGCTTTTAGATGCTAGGGCGAAGTCTGTCCGCAGGTTGTCCGCATCTTGTCCGCATGACGAGCGGACAGATTGCGGACTAGAGGAGAGGAGAGGAGAGGAGAAGAGAGAAGAAAAATACATACCGGCTGCGCCGGTTCCGACGAGCGATCCGCCGAAGGCGTCTCGCACGCCGGCGAAGCCTCGGATCTCGTGGGATTCTGAATCCGGCTGGGAAGGCATCACGGACTCCGACCGTCAGCAGTGGGCTACGGCGTACCCCGGTGCCGTCATTGACCAGGAGCTAGCCAAGGCGACGGCCTGGCTGACTGCGAACCCGAGCCGGGCAGGACGCCGCAACTGGCGGCGATTCCTCGTCGGGTGGCTCCAGAGGTGCCAAGACAAGGGCGGCACCAACCGGACGCCAGGCGTGCGGCCCGAGGAGAAACCGCCGCCGAAGGCGTGGCGTGACGAGTACCGCCCTGCCCCGTACCGCACGCCAAAGGAAGTCGCCGCGCTTGCACAGACTCTGAAACTCAAGGACGAGGACACATGACCACCACCACCACCACCGACCTGACGCCACGCCAGCAGGACGTCCTTGAGTTCATCGAGGGCTGGATCAACGTGCACGGCTTCTCGCCGACCGTGCGTGAGATCGCCAGCCACTACGGGTGGACCACGAACGGCGTTGCTGGCCACCTCAAGGCGTTACGCCGCAAGGGCCGCATCACGTGGCAGGAAGGGCAGAGCCGCACCATCCGCGTCGTGCGAGGTGACGCATGAGACCCGAGTGGATCTACCTGCCCGCGCCGCTGGACGTCGTGCGGGCGCTAGAGCAACGCAGCTGGGACGACGATGTCAGTGACGACGACCGTCTGCTGCTCGAGGTGGCTGCGAAGACGTTGAGCGTAACGCTGGACCGGACGTGCAGGCTGGCGAGCGTGATAGAGAAATCGGAGGCGGGGCTGTGACGTTTGGAGAACTATTCGCTGGGATTGGTGGCTTTTCGCTCGGACTTGAGCGGGCCGGAATGACGTGCAAGTGGCAAGTGGAGATTGACCCGTATGCAACCGCAGTCCTCAACAAGCACTGGCCCGACGTACCCAAGCACGACGACGTGCGAACGTTCCCGCCAACGCACGACGACTACAGCGTCGATCTCATCTGCGGAGGATTCCCATGCCAAGACATCAGCGTTGCTGGCAAGGGAGCAGGACTCGCAGGCGAGAGGTCCGGTCTTTGGCACGAGTTTGCTCGGATCATTGGCGAGATTCGACCGCGATACGTTGTCGTGGAGAACGTCGCAGCTCTCCTTACTCGAGGAATGGACGTCGTTCTCGGGACGCTGGCCACGCTCGGGTATGACGCGGAATGGCACGTTATTCCAGCTTCAGCCGTTGGTGCGCCGCACCGCCGTGAGCGCGTCTGGATCATTGCCTACGCCAACGACAAAGGCCAATCAGATGTGCCCGTCCATGATGAGCAGGGGCGTGGCGTGCCGGAACTTGCGGGAGGCGATGTTTCCGACGCCGTCAGCCAGCGGGATGCCGTGCGAAGGGACGGTTCGCCTTGCGAGAAAGGCGTGGCTGGACGGGACTGCAACGCTGGAGGAAGCGAATGCGATTGCGGGCCGCGATGTGCGGGACAAGCAGGGCAAGGTGCCGGCGATGTGGCCGACGCCGAGAACGACAGACACCAAGAGCGGACGAGGCTGCGTGCTGATAGGAAACGGTTTGTATCGGCCGAGCAAGGCATTGCGTGCCGGTCGGCTTGTGGGTCAAGCAAATCTCGCAGACGCGGCGGAAATGTTTCCGACGCCAACTGTGCAGGACGCCAGCAACAACGGCGGACCGAGCCAGTACCAGCGGAACAGCCTGCCGCTGAATGCGGTGGCTGGTGGGAGTCGGAACCCGACGTGGGTCGAGTGGCTCATGGGGTTTCCTCTCGGGTGGACCGCCTTAGATGCCTCGGCAACGCCGTCGTCCCGCAAGTCGTCGAAGTCATCGGGCGGGCGATCCTTGAAGCGGAAGCGAGGATGACATCGTGAGCACCGAAGACATTGCGTTGATCGTGACGGGAATGATCGTGACCGCAGGAGCGTTTTCCTGCGGCGTGTTGGTAGGGACATCACTTCGAAAGGATGCGAACGATGGCGACAGCAACGAAGGAACGAAGGAAGAAAGCGGATGGTGGCATCAGCCTCAACTACGAGGCTTTCAAGGGAGCCGTGATAACAGCGGCACACGCGGTGCAAAGCCGATCACCGCGGCAGGTGCTTCTAAACCTGCGCATCGGCGAAGGGCGGATCGTTGGGTCTGACGGCGACTACAGAATCGACGTTGCGTTTCCAGACGCATCGTTCGAGCCAGTTCTGATTCCGTGCGACCGGCTGATGAAGATCGTTCGCGTGGCATCTTCGGATCGAGTGGTCATTTCGCACGCTAGCGGCGTGTGCGAAATCCAGATCGGAACCGGGAAGTGGAAACTTCCAACACAGGACGCCAGCGAATACCCGGAATGGAGCACCGGGAATCTGCACAGCATGTTTTCCATGCCGGGCGACGAGTTTCAGTCAGCCGTGAAGTCTGTCATCTACGCAATCGACAAGGACTCCAGCCGCTACGCGATGGGCGGCGTCTTGATTGAGGCAGAAGGCGAAGACGTGTTTTTCGTGGCCACTGATGGGCGTCGTGCCAGTATCGCGAAATGTGAGCGCAGCAACGCCACAGACGATTTCGCAGCCGAGCCAGAAAATGGAACGCTCCAGAAGCCTGCGCCAATCGTTCCTACAAAGCCGCTGACGCAGCTGATGAACCATGCGTCTGCGGAAACATTGGTGTCGATCCAGTACGGCGGCGGCGTGTTCGTAGGGACATCTGGAGATGTCACTGTGACGGCAAGGACGATTGACGGACGGTTTCCTCGCTGGAGGGGCATACTTCCAGAGCAGATGCCGCCAGCGAATCAAGTCGACCGTGTCGTGCTTCAGTCGGCGGCAAAGGCTGCGGCTGTCGTGACGACGCAGGAGTCCAAAGGCGTGTCGTTCTTGTTCGGAGATGACGGCCTGACGTTGACTGCGAAAGCGTCAGATGTTGGCGAATCTAAGGTCGAGGCTCCGATTGAGACGTTTCGTGCGTCTGCTCATGTAAGGCTGGACCCGTCATTCGTTGACCAGTTTCTGAGGCCATTCGACAGCGACTGTGAACCGCTTGTGTCGGTCCACGTTGTGGAAGGAGACGGCAAGACCGTCATGACCGTAGGCGAGAAATACACGGGCGTCATCATGCCGTTGGCGAAGGACTGAAACGATGCCAGTTGCAATCAAGTATTGCACGAAGCAACTGCACGACCTGTGGGACGGCGGCGCGTCTTATGCCGAGATCGCCGCCGTCCTCGGGTGCAGCCACAGCTACGTGCACGACCTCAAGGTGCGGCACAAGCTGCCCAACAGGCGGAGACCGACAAAAGAAATCTACGAGAACGATCCGACGCCTGACGACATCGAGCGGCTGAAGGCGGAAATCAAGGAGCGGCACATGGCAGAGATGAGGGCTATGCGATGAGCGACGAAATCACCCTCCGCGACACGTTCGCCGCAGCGGCGTTGACGGGGCTTCTGGCGCAAGGCGATGACGGCTCTTTCTCCGAGGAGTCTTACGCGAGAGCGGCATACCGCTGGGCCGACGCGATGCTTCGCGGGCGAGGTGATCCGAAAGAAAAACTGGCAGAGTTTTCTTACACGCTCACCGCCGAGGAGCGGGAGGCGATTGAAGACGCGATTGTGCTGGTTGACTACGGCAGCGTGCCTGTCGATCACACGAAGGCCACGCTCCGCAAGCTACTGGAGAGGATGAAGTGAGCGTTATCGTTCTGGATGCTTTGCTCATTGGCTTTTGCGACGAGACGGTCGCGTGGGTGGATTGGCGTGATGGATATGCGCACGTCATCCCTGCGCTGTACGCGCTGTGGGACAGCATGGACAGGCTTCACAATCGCCCAGTGATTGATGACTAGCAGTTTTGCTTGACGCAGTCTCTACCGTGAGTCGCATGAGGCCGCGCAGTGCGGCCTGGCTCACGGAGGATTGCCATGCGTCTCACGCTTCTCTCTCTCTGCTTCGCTTTGTGCTGCACGGCTGCGGCACTCGCTGACACGGTCTGCATCAACGGACGATGCGGCCTGCGTCCGAATCGTGTTGTGGTGCACTCTGACGCACAGACCAGCGTCGTGGTCAGCACGCCACGCAGCGTGACCGTAGTGTCGGCGGATGCCCACGCGGCACATCTGGCGTCTACCAACACGTTCGTCCACTGCAACCGCCGTGGAGGCGGCTACGAGGGGCTCGGCTTCAGCACCTCGAGCCCCGACCATGCGTGCCGCTCGGCGTGCTTCTGGGGCCAGCGTCGCGTCCGCGAGATCGGCACCGCCTGGTGCCCGGCGCGTCGCGGCTGGATCGCCGTGGTGCGGTACGAGTGACCATGCGTCCTGTGACGTTCACCGTTGCCGGTGAGCCCGTCCCGCAGCCGAGGCCGCGTGTCTCGACGCGGGGCGGGTTCGCTCGGGCATACGTGCCCAGCACGCATCCTGTGCACGCCTACAGGGCAGCCATCGCAGAGGAGGCAGCCAGGGCGGGGCTCGAGGAAACAGGCGAGCCCGTGGAGGTCATCGTGGATGCGGTGTTTGCGAGACCGAAGTCGCACATGACACGCAAAGGCGTGAAGGCGACAGCACCACAGCTGCCGAGGCCAGACGTCGACAACGTGGGCAAGGCTGTGCTTGATGCGTTGCAGGACGTCATGGGAGACGATACGAACGTGAGGCGATTGGTTGTGGAGAAGTCATACGGCCCGGAGGCGCGGACCACCGTGCGAATACAGTGAAGCTCGTCTGGTTTCCCGCTTGGTCTTGTCAAAATTACGGACCTAGCGGCACGTCGTTTGGCCAAAAATGCCGATACTGCCCCTACGGGCTGGACAGGGAAACGAAGCGGCTTGTGTTTCTTGGCAAGCCAACCTCCTCCGACGAGCGTGCCCCCGCCGCGGACCTCGTCGCCTTCTTCGCCGCCAACTACGACGCGATGGGCGGGCACCTAGAGATCAGCGGCGGCGAGGCGCTGATGCGTCTCGACCTGCCCGAGATTCTCGCGGCGATTCCACACCGCTGGGCGATCACCAGCAACACGCTGATGAGCACCGCGATCCAGCGGCTCATCGCCACGGGTGCCATCGAGCGATGCGTGGCCTGGACTGCGTCGTGGCATCCCTGCAGCGGCATGGAGGACTCGTACAGTCGCAGCATCAGGATGCTCGCGGAGTGCGGCCGTCCTGCTCGGGCTACGGTCGTAATTGCCGACTCGACGATTGAGAAGCTCGCCGAGACGCTCGCGTACCTCCGCTCGTTGCCGCTGGCTGGCATCAACTGGCACCTCGACACGCATGGCCCGGCGGACGTGTCGCACCTCCAGGCGGCAGCGGAGGAGATCCTCGGGGCTGGCACGCTCTACCTCGCCGGCCCGCCGCCGCAGGGGAAGCTCTGCAATCGGCACGACAAGTTGATGGCAGTCGGAGCTGACGGCTCGCTGTATCAGTGCGTGACGTTCGCGTACCAAGACATCGATGCAATCTGCAAAGTCGACGGCAGTGTGCAGCTGGACGCTCTGGAGCGTCGCGTCGAGTGGTGCGACGCCGTCTGTTTTGCCTGCTGCGACCATGTGAAGCACGAGGGATGAGTGATGGAATCTCCACCGGATCATTTGCTGTACCCGCTGGACGTGTTCGTCGAGGACTTCAAGGCGAACTACGAGCGAGGCGTCGACGTCTGGCGTGATACCGACGTGGCATTCGTCGGCCTCGCCCGCAACTGCGACAAGTGGCTGGCCGGCAATCTCGCTCGCCTGGTGCAGCTGTGCGACGGTGTCCGCTCGTGGCGGCTGCACGTCCGCACGAATGACAACACCGACGAGACGCCGCGGGTGCTGGAAGAGTTTTGCGCGGAGTACCCGCAGGCGTCCTACGTCGATCAGACGCTCGGCCGGCGGCACTACGGAGCCGAGTGGGCTGGGCCGCGAACGCAAGCCCTCGCGGAGTACCGGACGGCGTGTCAGTCGTGGGTGATGGACTCCTCGCTCAGTTCCAGCCTCGTCGTGGCGATCGACTTCGATATGTGGGGTGGGTGGTCGCACGCAGGATTTCTGCACGGCGTGGGGGCACTGGCTGCCAATCCGCACGCCTACGGCATGGCGAGCGTGTCGCTGATGCGGCACTACCAGATGGTGATGACCCCCGCGGGCGAATCGAAGCGAGAGAGAACGTGGCTGCACTACGACTGCTGGGCGTTGCGGCTCAACTCAAGCTTTGACGACTACACGGCTGGCATCGGCGGCTGGAAACATTCATGGCTGCCACCCGTGGGATCGCCGGTCGTCCCGGTGGCGTCTGCGTTCGGCGGGATGACGATGTATGAGACCGGCGCGTATCTGTCTGGCACGTATGACGGCAGCGACTGTGAACACGTGCCTTTCCATGCGTCCATCGCGGCGAAGACAGGCAAGTCGCTCTACCTCGACCCTGCGATGCGGACGGTGATGTCGTGGCTGGAATGACGTCGACAATCAACGTGCTGTCGTTTCGCGCGGATTGGGATTCGCACATGCCGATCGCTGCGCTGTGCGTCCGCTACACGATTAGCAAGGACCAGGTCATCCGGTTGCGTGACCTGTGGGAGCTGCCGCTGCGAAACAATCGCAGGCTGCGGTACAAGCCCGCCCGCGGCGAGACTCGCGACCCGACGCCGGCCGAAATCGAACAGCGCTGCAAGGAAGTGCAGGCTAGGTGGGATGATCGCACGAGGCAGGAGCGGTCGGTCATCAAGCCTCGGCCGGTGACGCTCAAGAGAATCGAAATGACCGACGAGGCTCGCCAAGCCTTCGACGGTTTCTCGGTGGAAGAATGAGTCGCGAGGACTACATCGAGCGGCGGATCGTCATTGAGTACGGGCGGCGGTACGTGTACCTGACGATGACGGACGCCACGGCGAAGCTCCTGCCGGGCCGGGAGGAAGTCTTCACGCAGCCGTTCCTTCTGGAGCGCAGGGACGCCCACGACGAGGCGGATGACTGCTGGCAGGCGTGCTACCAGCACATCTCGGACGCCGTGGTATTCCCGATGCCCCTGCAAGGGGACGGGGGGCAGGCCGCAGAATCAACGGAGGACGATTCGCCGCCCTCTGGATGACGCCGTGGACGCCACCGACAACCTCCAGACAGTCGCCGCCAAGGCCAACGCATTCCTGGCCAGTGCCCGCGAGCAAGCCGCAGACGGCCTGACGTGGGCCGAGTTCGGCCGGCTGCTCGTGCAGCTGCTGCACCTGCTCGTCGCCGGGCTCGACGCCGTGACGACGCTCTCGGGGCCAGAGAAGAAGGCCGTCGTGCTGACGGCCGCCGCCGCCCTGTTCGACACGTTCGCGGACAAGTGCGTCCCGATCACGGTCTGGCCAGCCTGGCTGCTGATTCGGCCGGCGACTCGCGTGCTGATCCTGTCGCTCGCCGCTGGTGCCATCGAAGCATTGCTCGCTATCACGAGGAGAGACCCCGCATGATGACGCTGCTTATCGTCGCCGCTGCCGTGGCCTGGCTCATGTGGCCCGCCGGCAAGGCGACGCCATCACAGTCGATGCCGCTGCCATCTGACCTGTTCCGCGTGCCGCCGCCTGCGGCACCAGCTACACCGGATGCCAGGGCTGCAATCGACAGCCTGCTCGCCGTGCGTGACCGCCTCTCGGCAGGCGGCCCGCTCGACGAGGAGAGCGGTGCCGCGGTCGACCGTCTCTGGCTGGAGCTGCTCCACGGGAGCGCGAAGCGATGAGTCGAGAGAAGGCAATCGTTTTCGCTGGCCTGCTCGCCGTGGCGGCGCTGGCGGCCGTCGTCGAGTTCGCCCAGCGTCCAGGCGGGGACGTTCGCCCCGAGCCCGGCCTGTCGCTGCGGGGAAAGTTTGTCGGGCCGACTGCGGCTGATGACGCTGCCGCGTTCGCCGGGCTGTGCCGCGGTATTGCCGACGCCTTACAGGCCGACGGCCAGAAGTCCACGCCGCGGATCACGACGGGTGTGCAGCTGGAGGACGTTCGCGTCGCTGCCGCCGAGGGGCGATTCCTGCCGCGGACGCTGACCCGCGAGCAGCCCCACGCTACCGCCGCTGCCGGCCGGTATCTCGACGAGGTGGCCGGCACATCTGGCGGCCCGCTCGACACGACGACTCGTGCCAAGTGGGTCTCTGCGTTTCGCACGCTGGCAGATGCCGCCGAGGAGGCCGTCCGATGACGATGCTCGATCACGTGTGGGAGGTCATCGACAACGCACTGATGCTGTGCTGCTGCATTGCCGTGCTCGTCGTGGCCGCGTCCGCCATCGCGTGCCCGGTCTACCTGCATCTGATTCATGCCGAGCTTGTCCAGATCCGCGAGCAGGATGCGTCGTGTAAGTGCAGCGATGACCGTGGACCTGGCCCCGTGCTGCCGCGAGTGCTGCCACGCCTGCGTAATCTCGGGGAGGCAGACGATTGATTGACCGGCGCAACGTCTGGACTATATCGGCCATTGCGTTCGTCGTGTTTGCGGCGGTCGCCGGCGCGATCATCGACCACTACACGCATCGGCTGCTGAAGCGTGTCGACAGCGGATTCGGCTACCAGCCGAATCCCGAGGGTGTTCGCCTGTTCCTCGGCGAGCTGGCACAGCCGACGTTCGCCGAGGCTGGGGCCGACGCGATGAAGAACGCGACCGGCCGCGACACGTTCCTCTACCGTGCGGTCAACGTCGCCCATCAGCGGAAGTACGGCACGCCGTGGCAGTCGTGGGACCAAGGCTCCGCGGGCACGTGCGTCTCGTTCGCGTTTGCGCTCGGCGAATACACGGCGGAAGCTGTCGACCATGTTGCGGGGAAAGTGAAGGAGCCGCCGGCGGCATGTGCTACGGAGCCGGTGTACGGCGGATCGAGGACGGCCGCCAGAATCCCGCCGATGGAGAGAAACAACGGAGGAGACGGCAGCTACGGAGGTGCCGCGGCACGTTGGCTCACAGGCAAGTGCACCGACAAGACGCTCGGCGGCGTGCTCTATCGCCAACAGTACGGCTCGTTTGACCTGTCGAAGTATTCGATCCCCTTGTCTCGCGATTGGGGACGCAACGGCGTGCCGCTCGAGTTGGCCCGTGAAGCCAACAAGCGAAAGGCGAAGTGCGTTCAGGTACAGACTTGGCAGGAACTCTGTGCCGCGATTGAGCGAGGCACGCCTGTGGCCATATGCTCGCAGGTGGGCTACGGCCCGACGCCGCGAGTGCGTGACTCTGACGGCGCACTCTCCCGCGGCTCGTCGTGGTCGCACGCGATGCTCGTATGGGGCGTGCGGCACAAGCACAACGGCTCGCCCGACGATATGGGGCTGATCCAAAACAGTTGGAACACCAACTGGGTTTCGGGACCGAAGTGGCCCGACGATCAGCCTGACGGCTCGTTCTGGGCACGCCGTCGCGACATTGAGGCGGCACTGCAACAGGGGGGCGACTCGTGGGCGATCGGCACAAGCTACGAGTGGCGTGACCTTCACAATGCCGATTGGGGGCTCGCACTATGACGCTGATCGTCTGGGCAGTGACCGGGGTGATCGCGGGCAGCATCGCAAAGGCGCTCCTGCCGCTGCAGTGGCCTGGCGGCTGGCTGCCGTGTGCCGCACTTGGCTGCCTGGGCAGCGTCGTCGGTGGCCTGCCGTTCGGCCAGGGGCCGGCAGGCATGGTCGGCTCGATCATCGGGGCTTGCGTCGTCCTGTATCTCTACACCGCATGGAGCCAGCAGCCGTGAGCGCCACACAAAAGAAACTCGCCGTCGCTGCCGTCGTCCTCGTGGGCGTGACGTGGTGGTTCGCGACCGCACCTGACTCTCCGATTCGCCCAGAGCCACCGCGGCCCGACCGGCCGGTGCTCAAGTTCTTCGCGAAGGTCGCCAAGTTCGCGGCACGCATCGGGCTCACCGCCCTGGTCTTCATGGAGCCTGCACCGCAGGACGCCGACGAGACACAGATGGCTCACGCCGTGCTCGGCATCGACGGCCATGTGCAACTCAAAAACGATAGGTGGTAGATGCACGCTCTGTGGCACTGGCTGCTCTATGTGCTGACGTGGTCATCCGCCGATCCCGGCGTGATTGACGCGGAGCGTGCTCGCACGGCCGGCAGCGTCAACGTCGCCTACGCTGGCCTCGCACTGGAGCCGGCGAAGCCGCAGGACGTTCCGGCTGCCATCGAGCCTCCGAAGCTGTGCCAGCAGTGCAGCGGCACAGGCCGCATCTACCGGCCGGATGGTGGATGGGTGAAGTGCTTATGCGGTGCGTGCTCGGCTGATCGCTGCCAGGCGAAAGGCAAGGCGACGCGATGACTCGACCGCGTGCGGGATATGTCGGATTCACGCGGACGCCGACCTCGACGGCGGCGTCTGGGATCTGGACGCTGCGAGAAGCAGAGGCGAGCAAGCGTGCGGCAGCGTGGCCAGACACGATGCCGGATCTCTCTAGCGACCCGTTCTTCTCCAACGTGGTTCTACTTCTCCACGGCGAGTCGATGGTCGACTCGTCCAATGCAGCTCGCACGCTCACGGCAAGCGGAGCGACGATCAGCACGGCGCAAAAGAAATTTGGCTCATCGTCGATTTCCATCGGCAGCGGCCAGTACGTCAGCCTGCCCGGTGCCACGGCGTTCAATATGAACGGCGACTTTACGCTGGAGTGGTTCCACTATTTGACCAGTGCGACGGCACAGGGCTGGATCATCGGCGGCAATGCCAATGCCAGCGGGTATTTCATGCTGGGCCTAAACCTCACAGGCTCGCAGCAGTTGTGGGTCGGTCAGGCGAACGTCGGCTGGCCTGTGCAGTTTGGCAGCGTCCCGCTCGCCGCGAACACATGGCAGCACGTTGCCATCAGTCGCAGTGGCTCAAGCAACAGGCTGTATATCGACGGCACGCTCGTCGGCTCTGCGATTACTGATTCGACCAGCTGGGTCGCGAATCCGACTGAGGTATGGATCGGCTCGCAAACAGCAGGCGCGTCAATGCAGGGCTATCTAGACGAGTTCCGTTGGACAGTGGGCACCGCCCGCGGCTACACGGGCGCGACGATAACGGTCCCGACAGCGGCATACCCAGACAGCTAGCGGAGGTAGAGATGTCGTCCTACGACCAGCTCCCTGGTCAGCTCAACCTCTCCGTGCGTGGCGGCGACCGCCTGTCGGCAGAGATCGACTTCAACCCGATTTCGCTCACGGGCTTCACGATGGCGGCGACCATCTCGTCGCTCGTCGGCGGCAACACGCTCGCCTCGATGACGACGACGCTGACTGACGCGGCGGCCGGAAAGGTCAACGTCTCGTTGACCGGCACGCAGACGGTCGACCTGCCGCGTGGCACGTACAGATGGGATCTGACGGCGACCGACGCCGCCAGCGTGCGGCGTAGCTACCTCACTGGATTCGTCGAGGTCACTCGCTGATGGGCATCACAGTCTCCACAAGCCCGCAGCAGGTCACGGCCTCGGTCAGCGAGGACAAGATCACGGCGGCCGTGAGTTCGCAGGCGGTCACAGCGACCGTGCAGGCGGGCTTCGGTGCCAGCGGTGCCGCCGGCTCTCCGGGTGTGTCAGGATCGAGCGGCGTCGTGACCGTGTCGGCACCGCTCACCAACAGCGGCACCAGCTCCGCTGCGGCGCTTGCCCTGTCTGTCGGGTCTGGCCTGGACGTTTCGGCCGGCTCGCTCGTGGTGTCTGCCGTGCCGCTGTCGTCGCTCGCTCAAGGCGGTGCGACTGCCGGCCAGGTCGTGCGGTGGAACGGCACGGCCTGGGCAGTCGGCAACGTGACGGCTGGCAGCACGGCGTGGGATGACATTCTTGGCAAGCCGACTTTCGCGACGGTCGCCACGACGGGCAGCTACGCGGACCTCACCGGGAAGCCGACGATACCGTCTGCGTACACGCTGCCAACCGCAACCGACAGCGTCCTGGGCGGCGTGAAGATTGGATCGGGCATCAGCATTGACGGCAATGGAGTCATCTCGTCGGCCAGCTCGTATACGCTGCCAACGGCTACGGGCTCCGTTCTCGGCGGCGTCAAGATCGGCAGCGGCGTGAGCATTCTCGACGGCGTGATCTCGGTCTCGACAAGCTACGCGGCCGTCTCGCACACGCACGCGGCCAGCGCGATCACCGACTTCTCAACGGCAGCGCTCGCCGCCGTGACGTGGACGACGATCACGGGGAAGCCGACGTTCGGCACGCTGGCAACGCAGGATGGCACGTTCAGCGGCACGTCGTCCGGCACGAACACGGGCGACCAGACGATCACGCTCACCGGAGATGTCACCGGCAGCGGCACTGGCTCGTTCGCGGCAACGCTCTCGAGCACGGGCGTGTCGGCCGGAACCTACACGAGCGTGACGGTCGACGCGAAAGGTCGCGTGACGGCTGGCTCCTCGCCGACGGTCGCGTACTCGTCGCTGTCAGGAGTGCCCTCGACCTTCTCCCCGACGGCACACAAGTCATCGCACGCGACGGGTGGCAGTGATGCCCTGACCGCCAGCGACATCGGTGCGGCGGCCACCAGCCATTCGCACGATGCCAGCGATATCACGAGCGGCACGATTGCCACGGCTCGACTCGCCAGCGGCACGGCAAGCTCGGGCACGTTCCTTCGAGGCGATCAGACATGGGCCGCGGCTGGCGGATCGTCATCGGCGTCGGACCTGACGAGCGGCACGCTCGCTGACGCCCGGCTGTCCGAGAAAGCAGCGGCGGCAATCAACTCGTATCTGTGGCAGACCTTTCGCTAGGAGTTAGCAATGGCAACCAGCCCAGCATTCGCAACCACGCCCCGCATCGGTGCCGTGTCTATCGCCACTGCCGATAGCTCGTACACGGCACCCAGCAACGTCGGCACGGTCCTCACGGGCGTGGCGGCAGGCACAAGGATCGCCGAGGTGGTTGTGAAGTGCGCGGCAACGTCATCTGCTGCAATTGTGCGGCTGTTCCTGTACGACAGTTCCACAACCGCGTATTACATCTTCGACGAAGTGACCGTGGCCGCAGCCACAGGCTCGTCCACCGTTCAGCAGACCCGCGTCAGCGTCGTCTACAACAACCTGATTCTGCCGTCCGCGTCATGGTCGCTGCGAGCGACGACAAGCGTTTCGCAGGCCACGCACGTCACGGCCCTCGGGGCAGATTTGTGAACGCTGGCATCTTCGGCACATCAGCCGCAGTTGCGATGCCGCCTGTGTCGCCGCAGGCGGCAGACGGGCCGCGATCCAGTTCCGGCTTGCCCGATTGGCAGAGTTCTGCGGATTTGTCTCGCTACGCTGCCGCCATCAGATTCGGCATCGCGTCGTCCGCGAGAGTCACGGATACGCTATCTCTTGCCGGCGGGTCATTCCCTGGTACGGCGGCAGCGTATCAAGGCGGCGTCACGCTGCCCGACGGCAGTGTGTTCTGCGCACCGCGAAACGCTACGCAGGCGAGAATATACAATCCACGGACAGATACGGTATCGACAGCCGGACCAGCAAGCTCATTCCCGGGCTCTACCGCTTACGCCGGCGGCGTACTGATGCAGGACGGTCGCGTGTTTTGCGTCCCAAACATCGGCGCAACTCAGGCGCGAGTCTACGATCCACGCACGGATACTGTCAGCCTCGTCGGTCCAGCAGGCTCGTTTCCTACGTCGCACAATAATGGCGTGCTCCTCCGAGACGGGCGCGTGTTTTGCTCGCCCGCGCCAGTCACTGGGTCTGCAACCTCGGTGGCGCGAGTCTACGATCCGCGTAATGACACAGTTTCCAGCTACGGCACGTTCTCCACAGGCGCAAACGATTGGCAGGGTTGCGCGCTGATGCTTGACGGTCGCGTGTTTGTCTGCCCTCGCTCGGCAACGCAGGCGAGGATCTTTGACCCGACCAACAACACTGTCTACGCCGCCGGAAGCCCAAGCTCATTCCCGGGCTCTAACGCTTACGCCGGCTGCGTACTGATGGCTGATGGCAGGGTGCTATGCGTTCCACTCAGCGCCACGCAGATACGAATCTATGACCCATACGCAGACAGAGTGACGTTGGCTGGCCCTGCGACATTCCCCGCCAGCAATTCCTTCGCTTATGGCGTGCTGATGCCTGACGGTCGCATACTGATGACGCCGTTCAACGCGACCTCGTTGCGAATCTATGATCCAGTCACGGACACGGTGACGCTGGCCGCAGGCACACTTCCGGGGGCAAACGCTGTGCTAGGTGCATCGCTTTTGATGGATGGTCGCATGATTATCTGCGCGTACAGCGGCACGCAGGCGCGGACCTACGGCAGGGCGGGCAGCACTTATAACCAAAACGTAATACTGAGCGGTTCCTTTTACAACAGGTCGTAGAATGTATATCTGGTTTGCTGGCATTGAAGGTGCAGTCGCCACAGTCATCTCTATCAGCGAGAGCGACTACATCCTCGCGGCCTACTCATCGGCGCAGGAGCAGCGCACTGGCGCTCCGGTAGCACAGTGGACGCTCGTTGGCAGGCCCAACTCAACGGACATCCTGTCTGCGTTGGGGGATGGCTGGACGAACGAGAGCGTCGATCTGCCTGTGGAGCGGTCAGTGCCGTCCAGCGTCTCGGCACGCCAGATTCGCCTGTGGCTGGTGCGGCACGGCGTGTCGCTCGCCCAGGTCGACGCTGCCATCGACGCGATACAAGACGCACAGGCCCGCGAGGAAGCCAGAGTCGAGTGGGACTACGCGCCCTATGTGGAGCGGTCGCACCCGATGCTCGTGCCGCTCGCCGCGGCCCTCGGGCTCGACGAGGCCCAGGTCGACGAGGCGTTCCGCCAGGCTGCGACGATCTAGGGTGAGCCATGCCACAGCGAATCGAGTTCATCAAGGCCGCTCGTGCGAATCACCAGATCCGCAGGCGCGACAACGGGCCGAATGCCCACAAGCGAGGCTACTGCTCGCCGCAGCACAAGGCGTGGCGGCTGGCTGTGCTTGAGCGTGACAACTGGCAATGCCGCGCCTGCGGTCGTGTGTGTGCCAAGCGACGCGAGGCCCACGCAGACCATGTGCTGTCGGTGGTGAGCAGGCCCGACCTCCGCTACGACGTAGCGAATGGGCAATGCCTCTGTGCG